ATTTAATTTATGTGTTCAAAATGCAGAAGGCGAACTATTTAGTAAGAAATTTATTGATTATTACTGGTATGAAGTGTATGGTGTAGTTGTATCTAAAGATGGTGTTAAAACTGAATTTAGAGATAGAACATTACCATTTAGTATGCATCTAGCTTTTTGGGGATATAGAGTAAATAGTGAAGGTCGTGACGAACGTCATTATAATGGTGTTGCGATGACTGGAGTATCTTATTCTCTATTAAAATGGTTAATACCAGTTCAAATTAATAAAGATGATACATATAAGTTAGCTGTAAGAATATGTAGTAGATTACATAAAACAGAATGGAAAGAATGTGAATTTAATGTTAGGTACATAATAGTGGCAAATGGTAATAACTTTTTAAATAAATATCCATTTAATAGTCAAATCTATAATAGATTCTTAGATTGGCGTAAATATAAAGATATAGATTTATCTGACCCTGATTATAAATCTAAAGTAATGGCAATGGATGATACAAATCCGTCCGCATATAATGGATTTATTGCGGCTCCTAGATGGGTAAGTGGATCTAAAGATTTATGGCAACCAGAAAATACAAGACCAGAATATCCTTATATAGAATTACCTAAATTAATAATTACAGATAATTTTAAAAAGGTACATAATAACTATATAATCAATAACTGGAAAGCATATAAATGGCCTACTCCAGAATATGAATCAATTAATCCAGCTGAAGTTTATCCAGATACTAAGTGGGAAATTATCAGTACTGATATTTATATGGAATATCTTAGTAAGAATACTCCTAATAATAGAGGTGCTGATGATAGGTTAAATCCACCAGTGATTACAAGCTTTGATATTAATGGAAATATAAGTGGTACTTGTACTGCAAAGAAAGTTATTTGTTATTGTAAAGATGACGATGACAGATATTATGAGAAATACGTTTGTACTGTTACCGATGGAATTTGGAGTATAGATAATGCATTATGTATATTACCTTATAACGTCAGAAGTATAACTAATTTAACATTTATAGCAATTCCTCTATACAAAGAAGGATATGGTAAAAAGGTAGAGCGTAGATTCACACTACCAGCAGGATGGAGAAGAGACTGGAAAGTAAAGATTCCTGCTGGTAATATTCTTAATGATAGTAATATCAAAGTACAAGATAAAGAAGATATTCCATTATTTATATGGAGACGTGTTGGAGATTATGAAAATTATCATCCTTATAAGTTTAAGGATGAGTTTAAAGAATACTGTATAGCAGTTCCAGAAGAAATAAGTCTTTATAGAACTGGTAGGTATTCTTTTTTTGTTAGTCATGATAATGTTATTAAAAGTGGATTAGATGGAGATGACATTATATACTATCATGGAAATGAAATAATTAAAAGAAACTGGGATGCTGGTGTTATGAATCCTACTATGATATTAAATGATACAAATGGTAATAGATTTAGTGTAGCTACATTACTAAATGATACTTTATTTAGTGGTAGTGTAACATTTAATATAGAAAACCATGATTATACATTTAACTTTATTAATCCAAATGAAGATAAAAATATGAAAGGTTTGAAACTTGTAGTAGGCAATAGCTATAATGGATATAAAATTTATGATGAAATAGACAATAAGAAGGTTTAATCATGATAGGAAAATATAAAAATCTAACTAATTTAATAAAGTTTATAAATACTAGTGATATATTTGATGATTATAGAGATGATAAAAACGATATGCTTAAGAAATTATCTAAATACTATTACATGTATATTAGAAATAAATTAAATGAATTAGATAAAGAATGTGATAAATGCGCTGATGATGATAAGAGCTACACTTTATTAGGAGATAAACGTAAAAGAATTATGGAATTATCTGAGCAATCTGTGTTATCAATTACAGTTAACGGTAAAATAGTACAATGGAATCTTATAGTATGGAATGACGATTTCTCAGATATAGATATAATTAGAACTATATATGTATTAATGGATTTTATAAAATCATATTATGGTAAAGAAGGAATCGTGTTATTTTTATAATAATACCTAACAAAATTATATACATTTATTAAGAAAAAAGAATACAGTAGGATACTCTACTATATTCAAAATTGATTATATTAAGCTGCGTTAATCGCTAATGGACTAACATCAGTATTAAGTAAATCTTTATAATAGTTTCGAATGCTTAAATTTCTTATATTATAGTTTTCACTTAATACCTTTTCAGCTTTATACAAACATTTAGTTAAGTATCTAAACTTACGTGATTCTTGCGATTTAACATCACCATAAGAATTTTTACATAAGAATAAATAATAACGTTTATCATTTAAAGCTGTAAATATCATATGATGTCACCTCCTTTCTTTTATATATAGGAATTATTCAATCATAAGCATCACCTCTTAATAAATGATGGATATATGATAAGTATCTATTATATATCTACTATAGTATATGTAATCGTTGATTTGATAAATCGACATTCCTTCGTATATTCTTGGAATCAACCCCGATAGATAAAATTCTATCGGGGTTACTATTTTTTTACCGTTAAAATTAACTTTTAAATAATTACATATAATAAAGTAGTAAAGTTATGTCATAAACTTTAAAATATAATATAAAGGAGGATGATTAATATGACAAAATTAGGAAGTACAAGATTCCTAGAAAAGGCTAAAGAGCTAGTAATTGATTATTTTAATAGGGAGGTAGAGAATACTGATAAATCGTCTATTAAAAGTGGATTAGATGGAGATGTGGTTTGGTATTGTAACTTATTAGGAAATCATAAATGTCTTATCAGTACAACAGCACCAGATGTGATGTATTATGAGGTTACATACGATTCGAATACAGGAGAAATTTATTTGGATGCTTATAAAAAGTGGAAAAATGAATGTCATGTCTATGAAGGAGGTTTAAATGAATGATATAAAATTTGTAATGATTTATAAAAATTTAGCAAATTATGAGATTACTGTTGAGACTAAAATTGATGACAAAATGGACAAAAAGAGAATATGTGAATTTCATATAGAGCCTGTTCCATTCACACCTATAAATAAAATAATTATAGATGATAGACAGTATCCAGATGAAGATTATATTGATACCAAAGAAGCTGCTCAAATGATGAATACTAGTAATTTTAGAGAAATATTAGATACAATATTAAGAGATCGTAACCTATCTGGTACTGTGGTTGGTTATAATTATACAGCTGTAATTAATAATCTAAATTATAGTAATATATTAAATGATATATATGATATATGCAATAATAGAATAAAAAATAAAGTAAATAATAAATAGGAGGAAAAATGAATAAAACTATTTTAACTGAAATGTTTACTAAGCTATACTTAGCATCCATAGATGTGAAAGCACTTAGAGAAAATTTATACAATTTATTAGAACATAAACATAAATCAGATACTCCATCTGATATATTATTTCAAGTAGCTAGTTCATGTATAGAGTATGAGAAACCTCTTAAGAATGTTCCAATTAGTGGATTAATGTTATATAAGGATAATGTACAATTATCTTATTTGGTACATACTCAATCTAAAAATGTAGATACAGATTTAGTTAAGTCAGGACTGGATTTAGATTCAATAGATATAAATATAGTTTCAGATAGATGTGCAGAACTTATAGCTATTAATAAGGTGTTAATAGCGCGTTTATGTGATGATATAGCTACTTATATAGAAAATGATCGTTGTGTTTATAATGGTATGTCATTATCATCTAGAAAATTTATATCAGACTTTTTAAAATTCGTAGTAGATAGTTATACAAGATCTGATTATATGGAGGTATTTAAACTTCGTTATAAGGGTGGAGTAACGGGATTTGAACTATTTCTAATAGACCTAGTATTTGAATCAGCAGAAGATAACTTAAAGTTATTCAAGACAAATAGAGCTATGGTAGAAAGTATCAGAGGAGTGTAGTTATGATAAATGAAAAATATATGGAGATATTTGGATCTATGGATTTATTAACAAATGAAGTACATGAGTATGATAAATATCTAAAATGTTTACAGAAAGTTATTGCAAAACAGAAAGGAATAGATCTCAACACTTGTGATCCAAGTGAAAGTTTTGAAATATATGATTATACCGATGATTTAATAGCTAGAAATTCACTAGGTGTTAAATTTAGTGATAATATTGTAGTTAATGATGGTTTACTACATATTTTTGAGAAAACGCTATTAGATAAATTTAAAATTAATAAGATAGAAGATTTATCTGATAACTTAGACAAATCTGAAGATGATATAGTTAATGAATTAATGCATATTGTAATGTTACGTCAAGACTTGATTAATAATAAATATGCTAATATTATAAAATATATCTGGGAAACTTATAAGGATTTGAATAAGAATATAGGTAAAAATGAAGAAATTCCATTTGCATTAAATACAGTATTTAGTGTAATATTAATGGCCAGAATCAAAGATACTAGTAATTTACAATCTTTAGTTTTATATAAACTTAAAGATGAGAGTACTGAAGATATAAATAGATTATCTGAAATGTACACATATATGCCGGAATTGTTTGATCACTACTTTTATGGATATAACATATTTAAAATATAAGATAAAATAGGAGGAAATAGAATGAATATAAATAAAGAAGATAAATTAGTTTACATTGGGAAAGTGGAAGATTTAATTAAAGCATCATATAGTGAAATAGGAACTATATATGATACAAATAATGAGAATTTTGATGCATTATTAGTTGAAAGAAAGTACAAGAGAGTATTAGAAATACTTGATAAAATTAGAGCTGTTATAAATGATGAAAAATATGCACAATTTAATGAAGTTCAAGTAAGAGAATACTTTAAATTTGATAATAATTTTAGTAGATATTTAGACGCTTCTCAATTCCAAGATTTTAATATGATTAATTATTTTGGAATACCAACATTTGATTTCATGAGTATAATAAATACTATTATATATAATGATAAAGTTGTAAAAATTGATAGTTATGCAGAGTACTTATTATCAGAAGAAGGAGATAAATTAATAGCATCTCTTAAAGCACAAGAAGAAGCTAAATTAGCTACAAATGTTGTACCTAATAATGTATTCGACAATATGACACAAGAAGAAATAAATAAGTTTATTAATATGATGAATTTGGCTAAAACTGCAGAACCTCATGTGACTCCAAATAGATACCAATCAATTGATAATGCTGAAGTCGTTGGTCAAAGCTTGGTGCCAAATATGGTAAAACCTGTAGGACAATGGAAATAATCACATATAAACTGGGGGTAACCTCAGTTTTTTTATCCATTTTGTTAAAAACAACCCCCTGTTAGAAATTTTAAAAAGGAGGAATTTTTATGTCCAATAATCTTAACATTGATGAAAAAATCAATGAAACTAATGAGAATCTTGAAACTGCGACTGAAGATGTTAATAAAGATGAAGTTGCTATGGAAGACGATACTTATAATACTACTAACGTAGATGGAAACCAAAATAGGTATGATTATTCTACTAGAAATAGCGCAGACACTCATAGTCACGTCCATTATCAAGGTGCTCCAAATGTACGTGATAACGGGGATTTCGTAGGAATGATGCGTGGAGCGGTTGCTACTGGAGTAAGAGATTTAGTAGGATCTGCTTACAGAGTATTTGAACCAGTTGTAACAAACGTTTTATTTACATTCTGGGATATGTTGAATAACCCTAAAGGTGCAATGCCACTAGGATCAAATGTTATCACTTTAATATGTGTAGTATCTGACGATTTACCAATTGATGTAAGAAACATGTATTGTAAATCATTAGAAGTTATCAATGCTATGACAGTTAGAAGTTTAATAATGAGTTCTATAGAAGGAAGACTTACAGCTAATACTCCAAACCTTTATAGAAAACTTCCATTTATGACTAGCTTTGACTCTGTAGAATTTGATAAAGCTAAGAAAGCTTATAAAACTATAGGTGATAGCGTATTTAGTAGAAAGTTCAATGGATCTCAAGTTATAGATAACTTTGCTGAAGCATTTATTGAAAACTTAGATAAACATTTTAAATTTAAAGTATCTATGGAAGAAGCTGTTATGAGAGAAAGTGCTACTGGTTCTGTACCTACATATGTAGAAGCAGAAGTTACTATATTACTTGATAATGGTGCTAAAGCTCATACTAAGAAGTATATGATGGGAGTACAAGTTATACCTAAAGTTGTACCAGCTAATGAGATAGCTCAAATGTTTATTAAACAAAATAACAGAATAATTCAAGCTGCTCAAGATGCTAGTAGAAGTTGGTGGGAAAAACTTAAATCTGTATTTACATTTAAATCTAAAGAAGCTATCAAGGCTGCTAGTAGTGAAGGAAATAAAGTTGCTGCTAAAGTTCTTAATGATAATATGAATGCAGTAGCTGATATTAAGAAACCATTTGTTAATATACTTATGAGTAATAACGTTGCTGAAATGTTACAAGATGCTAGATTTGATATTATGAATAGAAGTACTGTTAATAAGATGTATAATAATTTACCTCTTATGAGTATTGGAGTATATGATATAAATACAGATACAATTACAGCTAGTATGAATAGAAGTCCTATATTCACTAAGAGAACAGCATCTGAATTTAATAGTGAAGCTTCAAAACTTCAAAAAGACTTAGCAGAATTATTAAGAATTAAGAAACTTTCATAGGAGGTGTACTAATTGAATAAGAATTATAGAAAGATAATGAAATCTATATTAAATGAGAAATATGGTGTAGAATGTCATATGACTCACCCTGATTATAAATATAGAATTGGGTTTGAAGATTTAGAATCAGAATTAAATGCAAATGATGAATTACCGCCAGAAGAAATACCTGAAGAACAAGTAGACGCAGATTGGAATGAAGGAATGGATGATATGCCACCTGAAGGCGGGGATGTTCCAGTAGATCCAGAAGCTACATCTGGTGAAGAAATACCAGAAGATGGTGTAGACCCTGAATATTATTCAGCTGATGATGAAGCTGGAGTTGCAGCAGATTTTAGTAATTTAGAAGGTGGTGTAGAAGAATTACCATGTGAAGCAGACTGTTTAAATATGGTTGAAATTATATCGAACTATGCAAATACATATGTGTCTAATATGGAATTATTCTACAAAACTAATCCAGAATCTTTAGATTTAACTGGAGATTTTAGAAAATCTAAAATGTTTAAATTTGTCGATGATGCTATTGCAACTGTAAATGCTGTTTACAAAGAAGATGAAGAATTAATTAAAACAGTTAATGGATTATTTAACTTAGCTAAAGATATTCCTAAGATGAAAACTATATGTGGAAATGAAACTACTCCATTTATATACGAAGGAATCCAAATGTTACTTATAGAATTAAGTAGAACATTATTAGCATTATTACCATTCCATTTAAAAGAAAATAAACCTGTTGATACTTTAATAGCAGAAATGGGACTTAAAGTGCCTTCTACTTTAATAGAAATGGCAAACGACTTAATAGAAGTTAGTGGATTATTTGCTACTAGAATATTCTTCGTAGCTCCAGTTGAAAGTGAAATAACTGGTAAGTCTGAAGAAATAGCAGAAACTCCATATGCTAGTCTTAAACAAGAAATATCTAAACCAGATGATAGTATGAGTGCAATGAATTATAGCGGTGAGTCTATAATGAACTTGATACAAATCAAGAATAATAAAGCGTTACCAGAATATAGTTTAATATGTAAAGCTCTAGGAGTACTATCTGGAATAATGAGAGACTTAGATTTAGATAAAAGCTGCAAAGATCTTGTAAATGGTATTAAAGAAATACTTGTACAAGAAGCTGGAGAAGAATCTATAGATAAATATTGTGATGAATTTAGAACTCTTATACTTATGCCTCAAATAGAAGCGTATAATTCAGTGCAAGTAGCAGAACAAAAGAAATTAAGTGAAAATAATTAAACAAGAATCTTATCATATGAATAATTACATATACTAATGTAGTTTCAAGCATGATATAATTCTTTTTATTTTTGAAATAGGTGATTAGTTGAAATGTACAGAAGTAAAAAGAAGATATATTCAGATGATGTTAATGACAGAATGATATCATTAGTAGAGTATGCGTATTATAACGATAAAGATGATAAGGACAATGAAAAAGTTGTATATTTTAATTATGCACTTAATGTTACAAGTAGAACTAGTACTATATACGGGTCTACTAAAGTTCAAAGTGAGAAGATATTTATTAAAAATGTAACTCCTGTTAAGAAACATGGAATTAAAAGAGCATTAGTTAATAATATCAGAAATATCGATTATAATTTACTGGGTGATATAAATGTTGATAACATTATCCAAAAAATAATGTATTAGGAGGAAAATGTATGGGAATGCAACAGCACAGCACAATTCGTTCTTTTAGTGAGGTTCTAGATGATTATAGGCAATTACTAGAAATTAACGCTAAACGTTCAAATGCTAACAAGGAAAAAGAAGGTATTAAATTTGCACTAAAAATCACCACTTCAAACTTAAATGAGTTATATAAAGAGGATATTAAGAGTGGTATAGGTTTTGATATCGATACTTCGGTATCGTATAATATTAAAACATTGGTTGATATTGACAGTATGGTTGATAGTACTGGTATTTATAGTTATTTATTCGGGCCAAGAGATGATGACCCTAAATCTGTAGAGCAGAAAAGATTTGCTTGTGGATGCGGGAAAACAGTTGGTTCTAGAAGTGGGATTATATGTCCACATTGTAAAGGCGAAACTACTCTAGTAGAGAAGATTCGTGGATGGATTAGACTTAAATATAGAATATTTAATCCTTATTGGTTTGATGTGTTTCTTAAACATCTACGTAAACTTGATATTAAAGATAAGGATAAACAGAAAGCTTCTATATTTAAAACTAAAAAAGATAGTAAATCATTAAAGCAAATTATTATGAATAACCTTACTAATTTTAGAATTAGAAAAGGTGAAGAGAATAGATGGACTTTATTAGATTTACAAGATGATAAATCATTGGAAACATTCATTAGATATTATGTACAAGAAGATTTTGTAGAAAAATTCTTAAAGCATATAGGAAATGCAATGACTTATTATATACCAGTACTTAGTAAGAACTTTAGACATTTTAGTCTAAATAATAAATTGGATGGAAGTCAAAATATGCAAACCCATCCAATTAATAAATGTTATATAGAAATATCTAGTTTAGCAGATCAAATAAATGCTACTAGTATAGAATATAGCAGTAGTAAGGATATCTTAAAGAAACTTTCTACTATTAGTGAGAATTTTAACGATATTAAGGAAAAGATATACGTTGAACTTCTTGATGATAAAGAAAGTCTTATAAGATCTGTTCTTTTTGGTGGACGTATGCCAAATAGTGGCCGTTTTATAGTTAGTGGACTTACAGATAATCCTAGATTAGATGTATTCACTATGGGTTATAAATCATTTGGAGAAATAACTCAAAATGATTATATGGATTTATATCTTAAACATGGAGCTACTCCAGAAAATCTTGCAAGAATGAGAGAAAATATTCCTATTCAAGAAGATAAAGATATAATGGATAAAGTATTATCTGATATGATAGATAATAACTGGGCTTATTTCTTATTATATAGAGCTCCTAATATATATTTTGGAAGTCAAATAAGTTTAAAATGTATTGGACTTACTGAAGAAGATGTGTTAAGGATCAATGATATCACATTAGACGGGAACTTTAAGGGAGATAAGGACGGGGACTCTTGTGGTATATTTACTCTACATAGAGATATAGCATTATCTATCTTCTTAGCACTTAACCCATATAGAATAACATTTAATCCAATTAGAGGAGAAGTTAGTCCTAAACATAGTCTAATAGAAGGAGGTTATATGACTTTATTCTTAGCAATGAGAGGTAAAGCTAATATAACTACTGTAGAATTAGATGGAGAAAAGGAAATAGCTTAGTATGGAAAGAGAATGTATTTTCAGAGGTACTAAATTTAGTAAGTATGTTGTAGATGAAAATGGAAATATTTTTCGTAAATCTACTGGTAGAAAGCTAATTCCATTCGATGATAAAAGAGGATATTATAGTGTAGACCTTATGAATGATAATAACATGCCTATTAGATGCAAAGTTCATATGATAGTAGCTCATACATTCTTAGGTCCACAAGCTCCAGATATGATTATAAATCATATTGATGCTAATAAACATAATAATTCTCTTAAAAATCTTGAGTATATTTCTCAAAGAGAAAATGTTGCCCATGCGATGAAATTTGTAAAGAAGAAATCATATTTAAGTGATGATCTAGTATTTAATATTAAAACTAGAATTAAAAATGGAGAAAGACTTAATAAGATAGCAATTGATTTAGGTCTTCCATTATATCTAGTATATGATATTGCTCGTGGGTGGACATATAGACATATAACAGTTTAGTACAAAATAAATATAAAGGAAGATAAGCACATGGATGTACAATTATATAGAGGTAAGATAGACGAATATGATATGTTTGCATCAAATATATCAATATTAGCAGAAGAAGAGCTAATAACAGATGAATTATATCAATACTTGAGAGAATGTCAAAAAGACTTACGAAATGTAAGTATTGGTATACTTCTTAAGTCTGCAAAAGTATATGATAAAGATCTAATTACTATATTAGATGAAAAAGTTAAGGAATTTGTAAATTCTTTTATAAAAAGGAATAAGATTCCAGATGACAGTATACTAGAAATAGCTAAAGATGCCGTATTTACTCATAATGTTATTGCAAGAACTACAATAATAGGTAAATACATTAAGTTTAGAAGGAAAGAAACATATGTAGCGATGCTTAGTTTTCCTATTAGTGATAATAACTCTAATAAAATAAAACTCTATATGAAATTTGACTATCCTAAATGTAGAGGTAGTAGAATTAATAAAGAACATCCAGCATATGTTGAACTTTGTAAAATATTAAATGCTATTGTAGATAGAAATACAAAAGTATATAATAGAGCTATAGCAGAGTTTAAGAAGAAAATAGAAAATACTGACAGCATTATTAAAAATGTTGATAATGAGTATTTGGTTAAAGTATTTAAGGAATTGGACATAAGTTAAAATTTGGAGAAGGGTAATTCCTTCTCCAAACCTTTATGTACAGCAAAATATCAAGAGGTGAATAAATGTTAAAAGGTGTAATACTAATAATAGGATTTTCAATATTTTTAATATGTCTAGCAATATCAAGTGGTTATAGTGATAAATATCAGAAACTTAGAAGATATCCATACTATAAATATAAGCCAGATATAGAGTGTAAATCTGTATTATGGTTTGGGATAGGAGTTATTATATTATATTTAACTAAACTACTAATGGAAAATGTATAGATATTTTAATCGTTTATACAGTGTTTATAACGATTTAATAAATAAGCTTAGTAAATATTAGTCTAATATTATAAAACGTCTTAAGACGCGTATTAGAGCGTTTAAATGGCATTTAAGGAGGATAAATATGGAAATATCAAATATAGTTCTAACTATAGCTAGTATAGTAATATTATGTTTAATAATTACTCTTGTTCTTATTACTATAAATGATAGAATAGAATCTAACAGATATGATGACTTTATTGAAACTTGTAAAATAATAGAAGGTCAAATAAGAAAGAAACATAATATAAATATAGATTCGTTTAATATGGATTATAATGATAAAATGAAATATGAGAGTTGTGATGTTAGTATTCAGTCAGTAATAGATGCATTTAATAGTAAACACCGTAGTACAGCAGATATGATATCTATTATAACTCATTATAATGGTATAATTTAAGCATTTAAATATAAATATGATTAAGTTATCAGTTATATGTATAGAATGCGTTAAAATGGCCTATAAAGGCTTTAAAATTGATTTTAGGAGGGTATTATGATTACTGGAACGATTGTAGGAATTTTAGTAATTTTTGCATTATTATATTTAGATAATTGGAATAATAAATAAAAAAAGAGAATATTTAGGAAAGGTATGGTGAAAATATGAGTAATGGATTTACAATAGTACTTATTTGTATAATAATATTAATATCATCATTAGTTATTTATCTTAAGAGGAAACAAATAGAGTTTCGTAAGGAAATAGAAGAATTAACTAAAGAAATTGAAGAAGGTAAGGAAAGACTTAGATTATTAGCATCTACTAATATTGTAGATAAAGCTGTTAATAGTGCATTAGAAAGCGATGATTTTAAAAACATAATAAAAACATCACTAAATAATAAATTAAGTGAAGATAACATAGCCAAAGTTGTGAGTAAAGCAATAGAAGAAATAAAAAGAGAAGAGGGTGTATAATATGAAATTAAAGAACTTCTTAATTTATGCTATTTATGGTGGTTTAGGAATACTTATTGGTTATGGATTAGTAGATATAGTATTTATGATTCTTAAAAAGAAATAGGTGAGTAACAATGAGTCAATATAAAAAGTTAAAAATAGTTATACTTTCTATTATATTAGCAAACGAGAGAATAAAACTAGTAGACAAAATAGAAAATATGACAATGAATCAATTAAAGAGTTTATCGAAGGAGATAAAGATACTATGAAAATGGATTTAAATATGTATGTTATGAGAGTTACTAATAGATTTAATAGCATTCATGGTATTAGAACTAGATTCAAATTTATATTATGTCTTGATAAAGACGGGTACAGAGATTATTTAATAGACCAGATGATAATACCAAGAAGATTCACTGATGTGGTTGACAAATGGACTGAGTATGATATTAAAGTTGAGAATTATACAAAACTTAAAGGAAAAAGTTTAGCAGACTATTATAATTTAAAAGATATTACTTATGTATATAGTAATAATAATTAGGAGAGGATTATAAATGTGTAAGTTACTATTAATGTTAGTTGAGTTTGGGTTAATATATATTGGATTTACGCTTGTTAAGGATAATAAAGAATTATATGAGAAAAATATATGGAAACCTTATAATGTTAGAGCTAGATATGGAAAAAATATATCTATATTTGGTTCGTTTAGTTTATTTATGATAGTTGTACTGATATTAACATTCGTATATTTATAGGGAGGGATTATATTATGAAATGGTCTCGTGAGAATTTAGTTAAATGGGGTTGGATATCATTAGCATTATTTATATTTGGATTAATATTAGCTGTATATAACTTTTATCCATTAGTATATATGTTTACCATAGGTATTATCAATTTAATTGTATTAATAATGGTAATATAGAAAAAATTCAGAATATGCGAAGGAATGAAGACTTATCACTTTAACGATTACATATACTATAGTAGATATATAGAAAACTATATACTATAATAATATTTTAATTGTGAAGGAGAATGATGTAAATGAAAAAGAATTTAGAATTATTGGAAAAATTGGTAAAGAAGTTTAATAAGGTTGAAACTACGTATGGTAAATTTGATTTAAGTAATTATATTCTAGAAAATAAAATAGAAATTGAAGCTAGAATAAGTTATATTAAAAAGAAAATTGAACTAGGAATGGATTTAGAAAAAGAAATTGATAAAATAGTTTCTAAATCTTTTACAACGTGTCAAGCTAAACAAAATGTAATTCAAGAATTTTATCTAAATATGTTTGTGTATAGAATTATACTTCTAGAAGAATTTGGAATAGACTACATGAAAATAAATTCTTCATTATTACAAAATATATTATCATATATTTACAAACATAAAAAAGATGATGTTATATATGTAGGAAGAATTTTAACTATTTCAGAAAATACACAAAATACATTAAAAGATCTTATACCAGAAGATCTATTTAATAAAATTAAATTTTAATAAAAAGAAAGTAGGTTGAAATATACCTACTTTTTTATTTTTCCAAGAATATACGAAGGAATGAAGACTTATCACTTTAACGATTACATATAATAGTATAGATATAACAAAATATAAAGGAGAAGTGATAATATGAGAAAAGATGTTACTAAAAAACTAAAGTGTGATAGGATGGGAAATTATGTTGAAATATATAATAATTTTACTGAATATCGAAAACTTTTAGATTTAAATTCGTATTATGAAACTGGTTTAGAAGGAGAAGTTAATTTTAAGGATATAATCCTTAAAATAATCCAAGATAAAGAAGTTATTCTTAAAAAGAATAATGGAAGAGCTTGGACAGATAATCAGATAAATAAAATCTGGGATGATTGTACAAAATTAGACATTGACTGTACAACTGCTCTAGATGATATGGTTATCATAGTAACTAGGACATTTTTCAATTCAGAACATAAATTAAATTATGTTCCTACAAAACCAAGAATAGAAGAAATCTAAGAAATTACGAGGGAATAGTTAGAAATGATTATTCCCTCTTTTATATTTTAAAATAAAAAGGAGTTGATTTACATGATTTGGTGGATAATTGTAATAGCTATTATATTATTCGTGATCTTTAATTTTGAAAGGATCGCGGAAATTATGACTACTATAATATTAGGTGGAATAGTACTTGTTGCGCTATTGTGGTTAATGGCTGGAGTGTGATATTATGATTAAAATTTTAAAAGGCCTTCTAGTAGGTCTTTTTATTGTGTCTATAGGAATACTAATATTTGTAGGAGTATACCTATTATTTACATGGTTAAATAATATTAATATATTAGAAACGTCAGTATATCAACGTAAAAATGCCGCTATTATTTCTGATTTTATTGTATTTATATTCATATTTTTTGCTGCACTTTCTGATATAACTAAGTGATAAAAAAAGAAATCCCCCAATACCTATAAAGTATTGGGGGATAAATTCTTTTTTTTATTAATTTTTACTACTTATTTTCTTATGTCTAAACAAGTTTTGAATTCATCTTGAGGAATATTATTCATGTTTTCGATATTATCAAATATTGATGATAATATTCCTTCATTCATGTTATTCCTCCTACCAGTTTCTAATGTCACGCATAATAGTATTTGATGCAACTGCCATCATATCTGATAATTTTGTAAGTTTGGTAGCCATACTTATGATACCATCCATTTTGTATAGCATAGAATCATCTAAATCTCTAATACGTCTATCAGTAACTTTAATATCTGACATAAATTCTTTAAATATATTTAAATACGATTTATCCATAGTATATCTAGTTACTTCACGTTTTTGTTGATTATACTTTTTAGCTACTTCTAATAACATGTTAGCAACTTCTTTTTGATCTTCTACTGTTATTGTAGTTTTAGTTGTATTAGATAATGATGATATTATTTTATCAGCAGTATCTAAACTCTTATCATTTATTATCGTACTATTTATTCCAATTAATGAATTAAATAATTTACAAGTTAGATCCAATGTTTCATGAACTTGTTCATCTGTCATTTTCTCAGTAGTATATTTAGCGTCACTATTACTATATGCACGTAATACTATAGATATAATCTCTAATGCTACGTATACAATTACTCTTGGAACTGAGGCTCCAAGTACTCCAGTAATAAGGAAAAACCAACTAAATGCTCCTGACATGCTTGATAAGAACTTAGCAAATGTTCCTAAGTCGCTATTTTTAGTAGTTACTTTTTCAGTTAGTATAGCTAATCTATTTAAATCAGAGTTAGTAAATATAGGGTCTCTTACTATAATTTCATAGAATGGTTTAACGTATTCTGGAGTAGCAACTCCAGTTACATCTTTAGATATTTTAGATTTATCTATTTTTTCAAATACAGACGTATCAAATTTTATCTTACCATCATTGCTAAATGTACTTATAGACTTACCAATTTTACTTAGAAACTTTTTAATTACATTATCACCAGATACTATAGATTCAAAATATACATCAAATCCACAATACTCTTCAATTTCTTTTCTCAAAGACTCTAAACCTGACACTAGCTCATCATGTTCAATTTCTTCTATAATATTAAATATATCCATTAGTAATCACTCCAATTACATAGTTCTACAGTCATCAACGATTCTACCAAAAATAACTGAAAGAGATTTGATAATGTTATTTAATATATCCATAACATCAACTAATTCAGATAATCTTCTTGCATTATCCATTGTAAGGTCACTATGGCTAGCACGTTCTTTAAATTTATTATATGCTATTGCATTTTTCTTAATAAGAGTTTTAGAAGCAACGTCTCTAAGTAAATTAGCTCCAACGAATAAAGTTTGATTATTACTTACTAATAATTGAGCGTATTCTTTTTGTTGTTGTTCATTTGCTGTATAAGGTTGTTCAGTCTCAGCTTGCTTTAATTTATTTGCAATATCTTTTAACTTTTGTACTGTAGACTGTTTAAGTTCAACATAATCTGCAGTACCATTTGGATCATTTGCTTTAACAACCTCAGCAGCATCGCCAGCGATTATTCCTATATAAGATGTAAGAATATCTAGTATGACACTAGTTTCTTTTTCAAAATCAATACGATCTATATATTCAAATGAAGCAAATAGTAGCCCAAGAACACCTACAAATATAAGAACTATTTTAGAATTATCTGAATATCTTTTAAGTTTATCACCTGGACCTATAGTACTTGCGAATATAGCTGGTGGTAATGATGTATATAGAAAGTCATTAAATGTTTTTAATCTTAAATTATTATATTTGATACTGCTGTTTAACATTTCATCTGCAGATTTACCATTTTCTAATAATTTAAATACTAAACTTAATGTATCTTTACTAACTTTTAACTTCTTATCACTAGTTCCAACTTTAAGATTATTAACATTCTTAAGAATGTTTATATCATAATTTATTTTTGATATAGACGAGAATTTAAATAATCTTATAAATCTTCTGAAGTACTCTTTTACTTTTCCTTCATCATTAATTATAGATTCAAATGAAAAATCAAGCTCTCCTTCTGGAAGAGAGTTTAAAGATTCAGTATACATCTTTTCATTATATAATTTATCATTTTCTATTTCAATTTCTTCAATTAAGTTAAAAATAGACATATTATACCTCCATTACCATTTTCTAATATCAGCAGCTATAGTTTTAGAAGCTCCAGCTAATGCATCCATATAAGTATTAACTTTAGTAGTTAATTTTATAATTTCATTACATTTATCAATAACACCTTGATCTATTCCTTTAAATCCTCTCTTGAATTCTGATCCTATAGAGTATATTGATCCTAGTGCTCCTTGTTTATTGATGTTTATTGGTTTATCTTTAATTTGTTCTTTAACTTTAGCTGCTTCTAATAACATATCTGCTACTTTATTTTGATCTGCTACTGATATAGTAGTAGAACCAGGTGCTTTAAGAGAAGCAGTTAATGATTCTACTTTACTAAATGTTGAGTCATTTATTTCAGAACCATCAATTCCTATAATATTATTTTGGATTTTAGCTAATAAATCTAATAATGTATTAACTTGAGATTTATTAGTAGAAGCACCATCAATATTATTTTTACTAATGAAATACCATAATAATGTTCCTATACATGAAGCTATGATATTTGCAACTACCATACCAGCTGCTCCAGCAGTTGAAAACCCGAATGCCATAAATGCTGCCATATATCCTCTAGCACCTAATGTATAACCTGCAGTTTGTATTCCTCTGAATATAGATAATACAAGAGCTACTATTCTTAATATATTTCTAGGAGCTTTAGGATCTTTCTTTAAATCTTCAGCTATAGATTTTAATTTATCTACATCAGCTGCACTTAAGAATTTCATATTTTTGATACAATCAGTAAAAGTTTTTACATATTCTGGAGTAGCAACTCCAGTTACATCTTTAAATATTTTAGATTTATCTATTTTTTCAAATACGCTCATATCCCAAGCAAGTTTTTTATTATTAGAACCTAAAGATGATAACCATCTCATAACTCCAGATAATCCCTTTTTAACAGCATTATCTCCATCAACTATAGATTCAAATGATATTTCAGCATTTTCCATATCTTCAGCTTCTTTAATAGCTTCCATCCAATAAGCATCCCAAGTTTCTTTAGCTTGAGTTACTTCCATTTCTTCAATTATTGCATTAAATAATGTCGACATAATTTAATCCTCCTATTTATAAATTTTTATTTGTTAAAAAATTACTCCATGTGTCAGCTATATCTTCTACATTTCCGGAATCATGATTAAAGAATCCGATTTTACCATTTTCGCTAACTCCATAATAATTACCAAATCCATCATTTAATAATGGTATAAAATTAACCTTTACTGTATTTTTGAAAAAGTTAACTTCTTCTTTATCAAGAATGTATAATGTAGATCCTTCATTAAAGTTTTTCATTTCCCATGTATTTTTACCTATAATGTTACATCCATTAAACATTTCTATAAATTTCTTTAAATCAGCTGGAATTTTAGCTCCATATGTTTCTTCAACTTTTGCAAATACGGCTTTATCTTTAAGTTTATTAGAAGTTTTAAATTTTACTTTAATTCCTCCACCAACTTTTTCCTCTTTTATCTTATCTACAGTTTTTGTAAATAATCCTTCAGTTGCAATAGATTCAAACGATGTATATTCTTCATCATCTATTTTCTCTATTTCGCATATAGATTCAAAATTTATTGACTCTATAGTAACTTCTTCAATTAAATCAAATATTGATTTATCCATTTATAACCTCCATTGTGTACTATTTCTTTCTATACCTGTATTTACCTGAAATAACTTCTTTACTACTTTTATAGTCTAGTATACTTCCAGGTTCTGCAGGTATACCAAGAATATGTCTATTCTTACATGCGATATGCATTAATATACTTAATAACTCTCCATGTAACTCTAGACCTCCACACATTCTGGCTAGTACACTATATGTACTATACATTAAACTACATTTACGCCCAGTCTCAGCTCCAACTGGTGCTAAGCTATCACTTTCAATCATAGTAGGCTCTCCCTTTAAGGCTCTATCAAGTACAACCTTATCAGCAGTTCCAAGCTTATTAATGAATTCTATACTGTATTCGATAAGCATTTTACTGTCATCTATTATATCTCCATTAATTTTACTTTGTTTACCTTGTGTAAGTTTTTGTGGACGTTTATCTAGTACACTTTTAGTAAAGTTATCACTCACATCATCAAGATTATCCATCTTACTACGGACTGTATGTACACTATTAAGTGCAGTTATAAATTTTCTAACTGACGGACTCATAGAAACATTACGTCCTTCTCTATAATAAACACGAATATCTACTATAGTTCCAGCATGATGAGCAGTTACTTCTTTAAGAGACAGATTTTCAGCATTCATAAACATTTCATTTATTGTGTTATCATCTGTAAGTATTTTATATTTATAAAGTACTGTATCTGGCATAGTTTTACTACCGATGTCAATATTCCAATCTCTTATTTCAGTATTAAGATCAATGATACGAGCAACACGTTTTACTATTTTAGACGCAAGTTTATTACTAAGATTTTCAAAAGGTAGACACGAGTCTTCCCATACAGCCTCAGAGTCACAAGTTAGTACCCATACTAATGCTCCTGCAGCTAATGATATTTCCCCTGTTGGTTTCTTTTTAAATGATTCTGGATTATATGCAATTATATCACCAGGACGTACTTTAGAACCTAATTTGAATTTATCATTCATAATAAAGTCGTTTTTCAGATAGTACCCTTTATCTGAGTTACGTTGTACGTTATCAAGTGATACAGCATCAACTTTTCCATCATCATATTTAATCTTAATAAACTTATCATCAACACTGATGATTTTACCGTTACCCTTTGCAGTATACGCATGTTTATTACTCATAGCAACAGCAGCCTCATCGGCTCTGGTACTAACATACATAGGATCTGCTCCGACTACTGGTCTTATATGTTTAAATTGCCCATATTGCATTAATCTTCTAACAGCATGGTCAGAAGAAGAATATGGAACAAATGCGTCAATAAATCCATCTGCAGAAGCGTTCGTTAACTCTTTTGCATTGTCATGATGTTCATAATCTCCAGTAAGATCTTTTATAGTACTATCAAATGGAAGCTGTTTAGTTATACCAGCATTTCTATTATATGATGTACCACAAGTTTCAGTACCGAAGTTGTTAACGTTGAACATTCTAAGTTTTGTATTATAAGCACGTTCTTCATTTATACCATTATGTCCTCTAATAGAAACGTCATTGCTTTCTACAATGTTACGGAATGCAGAAAGTCCATTCGCTTCACTCATTGTAGGTAGGTTATTAAGTGTTTCTAATATAGCAGTAGGCTTTATTTCGATACGAGGACGTGCACCCCGTTTCATACGTGCTACAGCTTCAGACATAGGTTTAGCAATTGCCGAATATAATACACGCATTATAGTTTCTTCTTGTGTAGAAAGTCTATAATTACGTATATCTGATTTATAAACTACTTTATATGATGTAAATAAAGATACAGCATATATAAATATACCAGCAAAATCACTAGGGATATTATAACTTTCGCATACACGTTTAGTTATAGGATCTATAAACGCATCAACGAAGTTATCTATATATATTGCCGTATTACTGTTACCAGTAAGTTCTTTAAGTAAGTTTGTAATATCAAACTCATCATATTGAGTAAAGTCATAGTGTGTTAAGAAACCAAATAATAGTTCATTTAATAAGTTATTATACTTAAGAACTACATATTGGTCTTTAAATTCAATAATACCAAAGTTAGCATTATTTTTCATACGTTCTGGAATAGATTTCTTATTTACTATCCAATATTCCAATTTATTCTCTTTCTTCATACGTTCTAGTAATTCCTTAAGAGGAATAGCACATAGAATTACAACTACAACTGGTAAGTTTTTACCCATTATAGTTGCAGTAGGAACAGATATGTAACTATTAGTAGTAGAAGATTTCATACATTTATCCCATAACTTTTCATCCATAGTTTTAATTATATTAGCTATAAATGTAAGTGAGTCATATTTTTTACCATTAAATGCAATATAATCTTCATCTGGGCTATGATATACTTCTTTACCAAAGTATGTTCCTAAATAAGAAAGTCCATTCTTTTCATGGCCTTTAATTCCACGAAAATCTAAGTTTATATTCTCAGTAAGTATTCCACTATAGTGTTTATTAAGATGCACTAAGTTTATACTTACAAGGTTATTATAAATAAAATCACCTAAGTCAGTAGTAGTTTTTACTCTGACGCCAGTGTTTTTTCTTTGGTTTATAAATCTTTTAATAGTTTCAACTACAAGTTTTAGTCTTGTGCTAAGGTATACACCATTAAGTTCTATTATAGATTTATTATATGCCGTAGTAACTACGACTGTATTATCCTGTTTAATTACAGGTTTAGAAGTATTTTGAAGTAATAGTAGTTTATTATTACCTCCAATAAATAAGTTACCACCTTCAAGAGTTTCTGGAACTATAATATTAAATTTCAATGGTTCTCCATTATGTGATTCATATTCTAGTTCTAACTCGTATCCTTTAAACTCTCTAGAACTTATATCTTTCTTTTTCCAATTTTTTAATAATATAGGATAACTAAAGTTCATTGGAGCTTTAAGTATATTTTCTAAATCGATATCTTGAAGACTTTCTTTATACTGTTCATTAAGTCTAAATGTACTACTCTTATTATATGGACTGTTAGTATCACTAACTCCAAGAGATTTTTCACGTAATTTATGCTTCTTTATAATATCAATACTATCTTCTATTGATTTATTATAAGATTTAATCATATTTATACGTTGCTTTTTAATCTGTGGAGTTTCTACTGAATCTTTTAAATTAGAGTAGTTATGAACTTCTAGCAATTCTGCAGCTTTTTCTTCTTTAGATAATTTTGTATCTTCTATAACTTTAAAATAGTCTTTAACTGCAGCCTTTTTGCTAGCGTTACTATCAGCTATCTCAATATCAATTATATCATCAGTAATTTCTTCATTATTAAACTTAACCTCAGATTTATTAATACCATTTATAGCATCAAGATCATCTTCGGATATGTTAGCAGACTCATCTATATCATTAGCATCTATAACTCTTTCTGGTTTATTTTGTTTCTTCTTAAGATCAGCTACAGTTTTTACTGGCTCGTTGTCATCTACCGCTATAGAGTTATTTTCTTTATCCAATATAATATCTACTTCATCAAGTTTATCATCTTTTTGATTTCCAGGTTTAATTGGCTTTTTAGGTTCATGTGATACAGTAGAATTACCAGCTTTGGCTACTTCTGGAGTTACAACTTTAGTTTTATCTTCAGGTTTAATTACATTTGATCTTATAGGTTTAATATTACCAGCTTTAACTTTTTCATCTTGTACAGATTTTGATTTATCATCTATATTATCAGTTTTAGTTAAATTAGTTGGTTCTGGATCATTTACAACTGGAACTTTAGGATTTTCATACACTTCATCATCGTAATGTATTACAAGACCATCTTCTTCATCTTTAAGTTCATTATGCATTTCAGCATCAAGCATAATATCTTCTTCTTTAGCACCATCTAGCATATGTAAATTACGTAATACAAATTTTGGTTTAAATTGCATCATATTTACATAATTAGGTTTTCCAGATAGAATCATTATTTTCCTATCTTGGCCCTCAAATACAAATGTTAACTTATTGTCTGTTAAGAATTGCTTAAAAGCATCTGGTTCGTTATAAAACCATTCTATAAATAACATACTAGGTCTGAACATTGGTTGCATTTTTCCTTCGATAATGCTCAATTTCATTCCAGTATCTCTAATAAAAGGATATTTGAAATATACGATATTATTTTCGTATCCAGGTATTTTAGTTATTTCTTGCTTTAATATTTCTAGAAGCATAGTTCTATACTTTTTATTAAGTCTAAGATTTATATCTATAGTCTTTTCTTTAATAGCTTGAATTATCCATGACATGTCTACTACTGTACTCATATTAGTTTTAATCATATTAGGTAAGTTAGTAACATTTTGTAACCCATAATCAGCACGCAGTTTCTTAATATTATTCATTTCAGATGCAAGATTGGCGATTACTGTACGATTTATTACTTTCATACGAATAAACTTTGGCATATAATATAGTCTAAGTTTATTAACTATTAGATTAGATCTACGTTTTATAAGATCTCCATACATATTTAGAGTATCTTGATATGTATCTAACATTGAATAAATAAGAACTGGTTCTGTAGCAGATTTCTCACCTATGAATATAGATGATTTATTAATACGTAAGAACTTATCAAGGTTAGCATTACGTGCTTCCAGAGCTATTTCTTCTTCTGGTATGATGTATAGACTATTACTAGCTTCTAATGAATTCATCATTAAAGCGTCGAAAACACCTTTTTTCATGTGAAAATCCTCCTTTCTTCTTTATTTTTGACATGGGATTGTTTGATTTCGATTTAGCGGTAAATAAAAGATACACCCCATAAACCATTAAGATTTATGGGGTAATTCTCTTATTGGTAGACAGTTTCTACACAAAAGATTTACAAAATAATACATACAGTAAATGATTTCATTATTCTGAGGTAGACGAACAAAATAACACACCAATTACATAATATATGTTAAAGATTTTTAATATTTTCAGGGAGAAATTAGACATAATTCTAACTTCTCCCGTTGGAAAATAAAAGTATTGGAAAACCAATACAACAGCACAAGGTAGGCACCTAAAACACAAGCAATACAATTTTCGAGGTAACATTTTGATTCTAGATCCATCTAAGAATTAGGAAACAGAAAATGGGGTTCATTTTTGTATCTTTAATTAGTAGCTTTAAATCTATATATTAATTTAGAAGGTATTCAAAAATTAAACAAACTAAACTAAGTGCCTACATTAGTTTTTGTTATGGGTCGAATTTACCTATCTTTCTTTAATGGACTGACATATTCTGCCGGTTTGCTACTAAGATCTATCTTATTTAGATAGTTAGTGAATCTATCAACTGATTTTACCTGTTTATTTTGAACTTCTTTTTGCTTTCCAACCTGTTCATCTAGCTCTTTATTATTTTTATCCAATAATTCTTGCTGTTGTTGCATAAACTCATCCTGGAATTCTGCTAAGTACTCTAATTCTAAAGATGTAAAATCAAGAGGATTACAGGTAAATGCTCCTTGGAATTTAGTTAATAAAGACCAGATTACTCTCATTTTATTTTTAGTTATTAATTCGACAGGTTGGTTATAGAGAAAAAAAGTAAAGTATTATATCCTACTTTATAAATAGAATGTCCACATTTAGTACATCTATGAGTTTTATCAAAATCTTCTTTTATTTTATTTACACGATCTAATTCTGCTTTAATTACTTCTTCAGATGCACCATTTTCTTTTAGAACCTTTTCAAGATCTTCTGGTGTTTTATATATTGAATAAAAGTCTAGGTTGTCTCCTAGCTCGTCTCCAGTAAAGAATATTTTTACATCTTTAGATACATAATCCATTTCTTCAGCTCTTTCTGCAATTTCTTGTGTAAATTCTCCTGGAAGTTGATCTTTGATAACTTCTATAAATTCATATATATCTCCGTCTGTTAATGTAAATGATGTAGAGAACCCATCAATAGTACTAACTACTACAGTATCTATAATAAGAGCAGCAAAGAATACTGGAGCAAGTTCATTTAATACATCTTGCATATTAGAAAGTACAGATGTTACATTTTCTACTAAAAGTTTATTTTCTTCTGTTATGTCTGGATCTGATAAATTTATATTATTTTTATTAATATAATCAACATCTCCTTTAAACTGAGCATAGCTGTGTGTATTTAAATAATCTATTATTTTATCCACATCAGGCATAGTTTTTCTTAAGAAGTCTGCTCTCTTAGTAAAGTTAACAGCCATAGAACGATACGCTATTAATTCATTATTAGCTTTTATTAAGATTTGTTTTTGGACAGTAGGCCTACAAATATATGCTTCGTATTCAAATGAATTTTCTTTGAATGATAATTTCTTTATTTGGCCATACTCTCCAGCAACATATGCTTCTTTAATTGACCCGAAATTAGAATTTCTATATATTTTATAGTTAGAAATAAACTTTTCAGTATCATATATATTTTTAAATTCTTGTGCAAGGTCCATAACCATTTCTTCTTTAAGCGAGATAGGAGCTTCACAATTATCGCATTGTACATATGGTACATGTAATGGTAGTATATTATCTTTATTCAATTTAGTATTAACTAAAGAGAATACTACAAATAATAATTCTAAGTCATTTGGAGATAGACTAGTTATAAAATCATTATAAGTTACATTATCTTGTAGTGGGAATATACAGTGGTCGTATAATATATGTATAAATTCTTCTTTAATACTAGCTTCTAGATCATCTATATTAGTTCCATTTTGTAGCATCAGATTATACATAAAGTTAATTTGAGTTCTATCATGGACTTGGTTTACTATAACTTCATAGTTACTATCTGGAAGATATACTTTACGTCCATTTACCTCACTATTTTTATATCTTATTAATTTTTCTAACTTAGTTCCATTACCACGTAATATCTTAGGGTCTGGTTCTTTGTATATCTTTTGAGCTATCTCATCAAAAGATACATTTGACTCTGTTACATTAGGATTAGGAACTCTGTCAGATTTAACTGGTTTATCATCATCAACTTCTATAATTTCAACATCATTACCTTCAGAATCTTTTGATCTTTCTGCGACCATTTCTATATATTTACCTAATTCTATATGATTCTTTTCTAAAAGTTCTATATCATTACTTTCAATAGTTTCATTATATAATTTCATTAAAGCCTGAAGTTCTATATTAGTTAGATAATCTGGATTTATAGTTTTATACTTTTCCTTAAAAATATCAATTATAGAATTTACATTTGGAAGTTTATTCGCAACAGTATCTTCTTTATCATCTTGTGCTTCCGTATTATTTTTATATTTATCGTATACTTCTTTAATCTTATCATATGCTTCATGTAATAATGTGTCTTTAACATTATCTGGAATCCAAGGTGAAGAATAGACGCTCATAAATTTATTTAGATTAGTATTATACTCTTCTACTGCGTCTGACGATAACTTGCTTTCATCTATTTCTACAACTATAGATTCTACTTCACTTTTAAGTTCATCTAAACCATAATCGAATTTAACTGGATTAGGTACGCTTACATTTTCTAATTTACTTAAAGCTTCTTCTCTTAATTTAGTTTCTTCCTCAGTTTCTAACGGTATATTATCATAAATCTTACTAGTATCAGGAGCAGGAGCATGTAAATCTATAACTTCTCCATTTCCTAAGTCTATTTTATCTGGTATAGTAAAATTATCAGATTCTTTAGATTCTTGACTTGATTGAGCAGCTTCTTCGGCTTCTTCTTCCATTTTTAATAACTCATCTTCTTCTGCATATGATAATGGTTCTTTTTTAACATTTCTTTTATCTACTATAATATTAGAAGGCATTACCATATTTTCCGGGTCTGTATTTATTTTAGGACCTGATGGTTTAGATACTATTTCTACTATAGGGTGCGTTTGATCTACTACACCCAGCTCTTTCTCAACTGTTAATAATAGGTTATACTTCTTTAAAATCAAAGGATCATTTATTTTATCCTTTAAATTATTTATATAAAGATTAATATTACCCTTTATATTATCTCTTTCTTTTTCAGATGTAGATTCTGAATAACTAGCAATTACACTATGGGCGCTATTTTCTAAATCTATATCTGGATATTCTTTAGTATTTATTAATTTATTTAAATCTAATACCCAATTTGACATTTATACCTCCTAATTTATCTTCTTGTACGTATTCTTTGAACTATTTTTGTAACTTTGGCTTCTTCATCTTTATTTAGGCCAACACTTTTACTTTCTACTGGAACTCCCATTTCTCTACGTTCTTTTTTATGAAGTAAATCAACCATTTCATCAAAAAGAGCAGCTGCCATAGGATCTGCAGTCTTTCTTCCACTATCAGCTAACATTTCTTCTTCTTCTTTGTCTATCTTTTTAACAAATTCAGAAATATATACAGGTTTATCTAATGGAGTTTTATCATCATATATCAATAAATCTTTAAATTCCAATATATGTTTATGGAATGCTTCCTTATCATTCATTATTCTAAGAGCTTCAATTCCACCATTCATAAGGTCTAGATTATCACCATATAATGCTTGGAAAAACATATCAAAGCTTTCTGGTGTAACTCTATACTTATTACAGAAACCTTCTTTTAAAACTTCTATTTTATATTTAAAATCAACAGCACGTTCATTAAGAATTAATGCGGTATTTTTATTATTACTGTTATTACGCTCTAATTCACGAACTTCACTATTACTATTCACAAGTTTTGCTGCTTCAGTACGAAGTTTAGTTAATTCTTCAATATTAAGAGCTCTATCAATAGACCCATCTCTATTATATTTACATCTTTTCCTGATATATTCTTCACGAAGATCTCTAAATATAGCTTTTCTTATTTCTTCTATAGCTATTTCATAATCAGTTTCATTATCTACTGGTAAATTTCCATGTAATATTTTATTAGCTTGTCCCATAGTTATATCTATAGGATTAGCAGTAGTCTTTACTGGGTCATATTTAGATGCTGCTTGTATTTTCTTATTGATTTTATCCCCAAGGATATACTCATTAAACCATTTACTCATAGCATCTGGACTATCAAGTGCACGCAATTCTTTATATATTTCAATTATATTAATATCTCTTCCAAGCTTTGATGCATACCCCATTACATTTAGCATTACAGTAGTAACAGATTCATTTATATCATCGTCTGGAAAAGATTTCTGTAGATATGCAGTAAGCTTACTACGTAATTCATCATTTGTTATATTTGACACGTTATACCTCCTATCTTAAACGTATATCTTTAAAGTACGTTAATACTTTACCATCTTCCAATTTATTTCTTATAACTTCACTATACAACTTTGTACCAGAAGAATATGTAATCTTTATATCTATTATAGACTTGTCTTGACTATAACGTTGTATACTAATTTCAACTGGGATAGAGTTTTCCAATGCTGCTACTTTCTCTTTAAACTCTGTACATAGGTCTTCATAGTTTTGGTCATGTTCTTCATATCCAAACAGTTCTAACATATCAAAACCAGCAGTAGGCATTTCAGGAATAGATCCATATGGTGTTGTAACAAGTACGAATACTGAAGATAAAAATGCATCCCATCCCTCTAAAAGTGTTTCCCTACCATTATAATTACGATCAAGTGCATGAAATCTCATGTAAATTCACCTCTCTTTATGTTTAAATTTTACAGGAGGCTTGTTAAAATTTGACGGTAAATAAAAGTAGTATCCCCATATCATTATAAATATGGGGATTTTACCAAATCTGGGTAATCATAGATCTGATATGATTTACTTTAAACGCTATAGCGTCTTAATAAGATGGAGGGTTAATATAACATCATCAATTAACGCTATCGATCCGGCTATTAGAGTAGCTGCCAATGAAGATGTTAATATATTAACCTCATAAATATATAGAATATACTTCGCCGGGAGTATATTCTTTTTATTACTTTAACTCCATCATTTAACATAATAACTTAATTATTATATTAAATCATAGAATTAAGAGCTGAAAGAGAAGCTCCAACAGTTCAACTCTATTAGAGCTTACTCTCCTAATATTTTCTACTTTCCAATAGAAATGTATTTTATTGCTTAAAGCGAATATAACTTAGTCCTTAGTTATGTTTTTTCTTAAGTTATTTTCATTAATACAATTTTCAGTTGATACAATTAATTTAATCAATTGTTATAATTCATACAATTTGATACATTAAATGCAATTTTATTAATAATATGATAATCTTTTTATACACTTACTTTCGAATATAGTTTAATGACTATTACAATCACCTATTACATGTCTCCTATTACCAACGGAATACAATTTTTATATTTTAGTATTTATTTTAGGAGGAAAACAAAATGGAAAA